GGCTGTATTAAGGAACTGACTACGGGCACCTGAGAGACGGTCATATGTCTCCCTTGCATTAGCCCTTGACATTTAGTCCTCCATTTTTCGAAGCTGTTGGTACGTTCAATGGAATTCTTAGTGACTCAACTCCTCCTGTTTTTTCGCCTGGTTTTGTAGCCTTCTTTTTTGAACCGTATTGAACAATTGGTTTTGTTTCTTTTTCAGCAGGCGTAGGTGGTTTCAGTGGTTTTGGTGGAGCTGGTGGAGGAGGTGTTGGTGGCACTGCAATTGGCTTTGGTGCCTTTGGAGCTTTTGGTCTGTTAAAGCACATCTTCTTCTTTGGAAATACGGTTTATAAGCCACTCCACAACTGACCGTTGACCAGACCGATAGAAGATCTCGCTTTCTGTCCATGATGGTGTGGGATTAATTTGTGGAAATAATTCATCCACTTCGTCTATTACCTGTTCTAGGTTTGGTCCGAGAATTCCTTCAAGCATATTGTGGGAGGTTGTTATTACTGTGTTCAAAAAATGCAGGCATACGAGCTGCTTTGGTATATGAAAGCTCTGGAGCTTTACCTTGATACATCAACTGATCACTTGCACGTAGCCAGAAACTTTTATCTAGTTTTTTATTTTCTGTATTGACGCCTAGCGGCTGCATCACCCAGTTGATTGTTGCCTTACGCAATTTATCCAACGAAGCAGATGGCTCTAGATTCAGCTCTTTACATACGATCGAGTTCGTTGCGACATGGACCTGCTCATCTCTGCTGATGTCGGCAGATACTGTGCGCATTCCAGCGTCACCATGAGCGCGTAGAAAGGGTAATAGAACAAAGAAAATTGCACGCTCGGCAACCATTGCTTTGAGGATCGTGTGATCAGGATGCGAAGTCCACGCTTCTCTGAGAAGGTGTGCTTCTCTCTCAGCTTTTTCATTGACGCCGTAAGCATCGGCGATGTAAGACAAAGCCAAGTCGTGGTTTTCTTCATCCTTGACATTCGATAGGAGCAGCTCCCTCGCCATTTCTGGAACGTCACTATTGAGGGCATCAAGGATAAAATCTCCCACAGGTAGTTCCATATGTCGCAGCGCAATTACACGGTGCAGGGTCTCCCGACTTCCATCCGTGACTGTACCTGCAGTTGTCTGTACTGGAGTCCATTTTCTTTTTCTGTTTAGTAGCTTCTGATAAGGGTTCATTCTGCGCAATCACATTGAGGTTCATTAGTTATTAGTTTGTCCAAATAATCTTCGATATCTGCATCCTCTAAGGCTGCATATGCATCTGATTTATCCTGAACACTTCCCATCACTTGAAGGGAATAGTAAAGGGAGGTCTGCGGTGATTGCAGCCACTTCTCAATAAACTCTTCGTTATAAGTTACTTGGTCACTCCAAGAATTATACGAATAGCCATGTGAAAGTCCCGTGCGTTGGAGAAGCTTCATGATGCCGTTAGCGACCTCAGTGAATACTTCAAACCCAACTTCTGAAGCGATCTCTACATCGCCATATTCATATGTCTGCACACCGAATGTGCCACTGTCTCTATCTACTGAACGTGCAATAGGTGGTGCAATCTCAGGGCAGCAGGTATTGCCATCTAGATCAGTGCTTCGATAAGAGCAGGATGCTGTAGGAGCAATTGCAAAAGCACGTACCATGTTGTTTTGACGAGCTACCTGTGCGGCTTGACGGATTCCTCCGTCTAGCTGAGTTACTAATTCAAAAGCTGCACCATGATTAATCAGTCCGTTGGTGTAGTCCGTTAGAGCCTCTCCAAAGGACTTGTAAGAGATTCCGCAACGCTTGAGTAGGTTTGCTAGTCCAAGCATCCCAAGCCCTACCTGACGGTCAACAAGGCTTGGCAGGTATTCACCTGTGTCTCCTACGCCTGTTTTGCCGTGTAATGCACATAGCTCTTGCATGCCTTCAACGAAAGCTTTAGGGATGTCGTTAAATTCACAGGCTCCCAAATTCACGTGCTGAAGTAAACAACTGCCTCGACTAGGTAAATATACTTCCAAGCATACATTACCAAAAATTCTTTCTCCAATTTCGTCGTATCTGACTTTATTTAGCCAGACATCTCCTTTCTTGATAGCAAGTAAAAGCTCTTCCTTGAACGTACAACTCTGCCACCACTCTTCAGTAATGTTGATGCATCGCTTGACCCAAGGTAATTCGGATCTGTCACAAGTAATAAACTCAAGGGCATCATCATGCTCCAAATCACAATGCAAAACAATTGCACCATTCTTGAATTTCCCGCCTCTGCGTATAGTTTCGTTGATAACTGAATATATTTTTCCAAATGAAACGATCCCACTTGCTGTTACGCCTGAAGGCCGTTCTGTTCCCTTTGGATCTAATCTAGATAGATGGATTGCACACCCTGCTCCATACCTTAATGCATGTGCTGCGAATCTCCAGCTGGCGACAATTCCGTCCTCTCCATCTAATTCGTTATCAACGACCATGACGGTACAGCTGACGGGCAGTCGCCCTTTAGGATCGTCGATCCAAGATTGAACCCGTCCTGTACGGGAAATTAAATTTGTCATAGGTTGCTTCTAAATATTAAAATGAAAACTTTTTTAGGAATGAGCCCATATTGATCATCAGCTCATTCACTGGATTTGCCTTTTCTTTTTTAGGGACAGCTAGTTGTGTCCTGCTTGGCATAGGTTGCTGAGGAGCTTGCGTTGGGTTTACTGGTGACTCATTGCTTACTGGTAATGGAGCTTTGAAGTCGTTCGCGTTTTTGATGCGTCGATCTAAGTGTGGAGTGCTTGGCCTGAAGTAATTGTTTGTCAGGTAAGTAGTAGCTCCCACCCTATCGGCTGGAATTCTTTCAAAGGATCGTGTCCATCCGCTCAGTGATTTACCTGGAGCAGGGTCGTGCTTACCTGCATATTCTTCTGCAAAGTACTTTAGTTGAAAGTCGATGTTGTTAGGGTCACCGCCTTGTTGAAGATAACCCTGTCGGGCTTTGTCGTATGCAGTTCTACGTGTAGCGGTGTATTGAGACAGTCCCCTGCCCTTACCTCCGTTACCTCTTTCTACAACATCTAGATTGCTCAAATCCTGTGAACCTGTTTCTACTTGCCAGCTGCCTATCAAAGCTGCTGCTTGGTCTGGGGATAGTGGTTTGATTCGTCCTTCAGATGCTTGCGACACTGCTTCTGTTGTAAGAAACGTGTAAGCAATATCTAAGTTGCTTCGTTTAACTGGCTCTTCAGGGTTGATTTTTAAATCTTTTGTAGGCATTTTTTATTAGGTCTAATAAATTTGGCTTTTTGTAATTCGGTCCTTTTAATACTTTCCCGTCTGCTCTATAGATAGGTTTTCCATCTTCACCTAACTTAGACATATTAGATTTATGTACACGTCGCATCGCTTCGTCTAGATCCCATTCTTGAGATGCTGCAAATTGAAAGCAAACGTATACCAGATCAGCGAGTTCTTTTAGTTGACACTCTTCTGATTCAAGATGATAGGCTTCATGAAATTCACTCCACTCTTCATCAATCAGTGCTTTCTGNACACTCTTCGCTCCACTCCCAATCATCGATAGATTGTAAGCTGAACGGAATTGTTCCGCTTGGTCCATCAAGGTCTGGTGTGTTGTCAAGCTCATTTTGTAAGTAGTGGATTGCTTTTCTTAAGTCGTCTTTTTTGTTTCCTTTGAAACCTGCACGGCATACATATTTAATTGCATTGCCTAGGTGGTAATTCAGTGACTGGTCTCTAATAAAATCCCAGACTTCTATGTCTCCCCTTCTGTAATGTGCAGGTCCGATTGAATTGGATTGGGCCATTGTTTTACTAGGTTGGTTACGGTATTGACTAGTGCAAAGTTCTGACGTTGTAAAGCCATGAACAACGTTACGATGTCCTTCTTGTCTGCTTTAGGTAGTAGATCTTCTAGTCGTCTAAGTTTGAATGACTGCTCCATTGTCAATTCGACTACTGGAGCTGGTGGGATTCCAGGGAATGATGCTTCTTGTTTGCCAGTCATATTCGTCTATGGTTAAAATTTTGGCTAGTTGTGCATTCATCAATGCATCTTCTTCTGTTAGCCCTTTGCTTTCAAACGTATCTACTACTGTCTGCCAGGTGTAGCCGTGTTCATCGAACAGTGTTACTGCCCGTTTGATTCCAATGCCAGGGCATCCTGAGTAGCCATCTGTTGAGTCACCGGCAAGTGATTGAATCAAATGCCAGTTATTACCCTCTTCTTCAGTGATCTCGACGGTTTCATTGAAGTCATACAACCTTCCTGGGATCTGTCTGAGATCTTTGTCAGGACTGACGATGATATTGCCAGGATGTTTAGTTGCATAGATTCCCATACCGTCATCTGCTTCCAGTTCTGGTAGCTTGATTACTTCGTACTGGTTACCTAGTTCATTGATTACCCTTCGATAGCCGCAAGGCTTCTTACGGTTTCTGTGGCCTTTGTATGCACTGTAAATTTGTTTCCTGAAGTTCTTTGAATCGCTAAAGAACAAGATCATTTCAGGTACATCCCACATGAAGTGGTTCTTGATCTTTGTCAGTTCTCTAGTCACATTGTTCATTGCATCTGAGAACTTACTGACTAC